GCCAACAACAGGCGTAACGTGCGATCTCTTGCCCAATTTTAGAACAAGCCGATGCACGGCAGACCTACCGACGTGGACCCACGTACTTATCGTGGATGCGAGCGTAACGATAGCCGACGCCTGTACTCGACTGAGCGGAAGTAACGGTCTAACCTACGCCGATGGTGGGGAAGTGCGTGTCCCCTCTGGCGTAAGTAATCGCTATGTCGTGGTGTGGGTGGAAAGCGACGGCATCAACAAACGAGTCTACTTGATGCGCCATAGTGTGGCCGATTGGACCCAATTATAAACAACAATACCAGCAGTGTTTAGGTGCTGGTATTGTTGCGTTTACAAATCTGAAGAACTAATAATGAGGCTACCACAAGTAGCTATATTATTTATGCTTCACATTTCTTTTCGCACGCATCCTACCACAGATCAATAATAATTGCAATCTTTGCACGTCCGTAACACCTGCTAACTTTTGGGCCGAAAGTTTCGACAGCGAAACGGCTCAAAAAATGTGGAGGGGGGCGAGCGGAATTAGGGGGGTGGCCTACTCTCTTTCTTTTCGCCCAAAAGTTTAGACGGGACCGGAGCGGAACCTTGTTCGTTACTGTCATCCTTCATTTGACACGAGGACACGAGCGGAAGTGAAAAGATTGCAAGGATAGTTGATCTGTGGTAATATGCGTTTCTCTCATTCGAGAGACCTTTCGTTTAGGTTGTGGTGGCGCCCACACCACTACAAACGAGAGGACACTAAACGAAAGGAAATGTATATGACGGAAGCAGAAGTGAAGAGGGTTAGCAAAAATTTCGCTAACGTAAGTGGCGTTGCGCTGGTAGCGCAACGTTGCCAGCTACTTGAAATAGCTGGCAACGTGCAAAAAATTGAAGAGTATTTTTCCTTCAATGTCGAAGTTGGTATGGATGTAAAAAAGCGTGACATCGCTACGGCGACGAAACACGCTTCAGACCTAATTGGCATCACTAAGTTAATCCAGAAACGTCTTGAAAAAATCCTAGATGGTTGCGTAGAGATGACGGCAAGAAAAGAAATACAGTAGCATAAATAATATGGCTACTCGTTGTAGCCTTATTTAATCTTCGATGTTTTACGCAACAATACCAGCACCTAAACACTGCTGGTATTGTTGTTTACAACTGCGTCCAATCGGCCACACTATGGCGCATCAAGTAGACTCGCTTATTGATGCCGTCCGATTCCACCCACACCACCACATAACGATTACTTACGCCAGAGGGGACACGCACTTCCCCGCCATCGGCGTAGGTTAGCCCGTTACTTCCAGACAGGCGAGTACAGGCGTCGGCTATCGTTACGCTCGCATCCACGATAAGTACGTGGGTCCAAGTCGGTAGGTCTGCCGTGCATCGAGAGGTACGAAAATTGGGAAGTAAGTCGCACGTAACGCCTGTTGTTGGGCTTCCTGTACCAAATACGGCGTAAATATCGCAAGTTGTTGTAGCCATTGTCTTTACCTCAAATTATGCGGAATGCCTCATTAAGAACACACGATAGTAGGCGTATAGGTCGGGTCCGCTCTCCCCACGGTTGACGGCCTCCACGAACACCACCACGAAACGAGGGGACGAAGTCCCATTGAATCGGACCTCGTCGCCGTCCGCATACGTGAGACCGTTATTGCCCGTCAATCGAGTGATACCGTCTCTGATGTCGGTCCCGTAAGGCACTACCAGAACGTGCGTCCAATCGGGGAGATTCTCCGCCAATTTTGCGCCTGCGAAGTCGCCGTAGAGAGTACCATCTATTCCGCTCGTGGTAACGGTCCCACTGCCGAACGCCCTGCGAATCTCAAATGATGCTGTCCACGGTGCGGTGTCGGGGTGGTATTCGTCGGTCGGTTCTCCCCCACAACACCCTGCAGCAATGGCCCCACCACCAGAGGAAGCACCACCACACACGGCCCACACCCACACGGAAGGGATAGACTCCCCTTCAGGAACGACGATGCCATAACGGACGGCTAGGTATTGCATATCTTCAGAGAGGTCCGTACCTGCAGGATGAAAAACGACGTGTATTTCCTCGTCGGTCGCAGTGGAGACCCAAACGCTTTCATCCACGTCATAATAAACAGGCTCGCACTCCCAATAGCCGTTGCTGTCGGCCTCGTCTACGGTAATCGAGACATGGCCAACAACACGCCTTCCGCTCGTGGTAGCGTGTCCTACGCTCGTGCTGTCGGTCTGGCTTAGTAGCTGCTGTATCTTCTGCGCCGTGCTGGGCGTTACTTGGTAGTTCCGCATGGTCTCCTTATGACATCAGGTCCGAAAAATTTGTCTCAACATAGAATCTAAAAGATAAGTCGATAGGGTCCGAACCGGACGCTAACGGTCTCCCGTCAAGGTCCAGAGGTACAGGCGTAGTAATCTCAGACCCACCTACTACGATAGGTTGCGGTGGTTTCGCATGGTCAAGAATTTGCATCGTGCCCGTATTCAGCACCTTCGTGGGGTTCCATAGTTGTTTGTTTCGTTCTAGCTCAATGTCCACCTTGTAGAAATAAGCCTGTTTTTCCCATACCGTTTCATAGGTGTAGCTGTTGCACCTTAACGACTTCGCTGGGTATCCGCCCCACGAGGAAGCGTTAACGGTGTTTTCGTAAGTGTCCGATTTGGTAAAGGCGTCAAACATCATATTCTTATAGAAACTTATTGTTATGATGCGGTTCGTATCCGGAATCTCTAGCTCTATTGGCTGGTATGCTGTATTAGTTACGGGCTTGTTATCGAGGTCGAACGGTGGCGCTGGCTTCGTAAATTTGTTGGAGCTGTAACGGTAAATAGGTGGTCTTTCATCTGGCTCGGTCGCTCCCTTATCCGAGTCTGCAGGGCTTTCGGCTTCGGTAGCGCCCTTGTCTTCATTATCAAGTTGCTCGGTGCTAAACTTATACGTAATTTCGTAAGACGTAGCGGACCCATTAACGTAAGATACTTCGGCTTCGGTGGCCACTGCTGCAGGATCGCTGGGGTGCGTCGTGACGTATCTAGTAACGGGAATCGCAGCTAATGCCACTGCTGCCGAATCGCCAAGCGAACAAGCAACGTGATATTTTAAGGTGCGGTTACGATTGCCTTCTTTATCTACCGATACTCCATCTTCAATTAAGTTATAGAACAGTACACTCATTTAGCCCCTTTAGAATGCTGGATTATCTTTATTTAATAAGTCCGCAATCTTATCTAGTTTGTCGTTTGTTTTATTTGCTGCTGCTAGCTGCTTATCTTGTAGGCTAGCTACGGTCGTTCCCGCTCGTGATTGAAAAGCAAAGTTAGCCCGTATGTTGGCATCTTCTTTGCTTCCTTTAATAATGCCTTGCATGACACTATCTTTGATGCCGTCCTTGGCTGCTTTTTCCTCCTTGTCTTCGCCCATGTCCCCACCTTTTCCTAAGCCCGGAATGAGACCTGCAGTTTTCTTCTTGGCGTCCTTATCTTTATCCTCACGTTTCTTGAACCAATTATCTATATCCTTGACGCTTCCGCCAAAGTTTCCGAATGTGCCAAGACCCCAATCCATAACAGAATCTGATACATCGCCTGTAGCTTTTCCTAGCTCTTCAACACCGGTAATAGCTTTGTCAAGCCAATCGGGGCGTAATGCCTCTGGCAATTCCTTAAGCTTGGCAAGGACCGATGAGATAGCATTTACAACTACAGAAAAAACTTTAAGAGGTGCAAAGGCAATGATCGCCATACCACCAACAATAACTTTAATGGTGTCATAGACTAAGCCAACCAACGATAGGATACCCTGCCACACGGCCTTAACTACTTTTTCTACGGTTAGCGTTGATTCCCCAAGCTTGACATTGCGACCAATCCACGCACCGAACATATCGGCCACCGATCCTATTGCAGAGAAAACTTCAGAAAACACATCAATAATAACTCCCCAATGCGCTGAAACCCCTCGTGCCCACCAATTCATTAAGTCAGCAACTACGGCCACAACTTTCTGAAGCTTGCCCCCAATCAATTCAATTAAAGGAGCGAAGGCCACAAGCATCTTGTTCTTAAAACCTTGAATCGCTCCGCTCAATTTGGGCAACGCTGCTTGCGCCTTCATAAGCTTGTTCATGTCGTTATCGCCAAGAGCCAAGCCCGACTTCTTTTGTGCGTCGATGTTCTTTTCTAACTCCGCTCTTGACTGCGATAACATTGGGGCAAGCTTAAGCCCTGCTTCTTCAAATAGTTTCATCCCAAGTTGCGCCCGTTGGGCTTCATTGGGAACCTTCGATAAGGCGTCTGAGACCGTTAAGAATTGCTGGTCTAGGCTCATGCCGGAAAGCTTGGTTGCATCAACGCCTAGCTGTGAAAAGATGCCTGCTAGTTGTTCGTTGCCTTGGCTTGCTTCGATGGACTTGGCCCCAAGCTTTGCCATCATCTTTGAAGCTTCTTCCGTTGAAACTCCGTACTTGGCCATGATGTTGGTTAGGCCCATGAAGTTAGCATTGTCCATACCCAACGCTTTCCCTGTCCGACCGATGGCATTCAATTCTTTAAGGCGTTCTAGTGTCCCATCGAGGCCCGTAGTAACCATCCCTAAGCCAAGCGAACCAAGAGCGCCCCAGAGACCACCCTTTAAGGTTCCCTTCAACCCACCAGTAATTTTGCCTAGCGTGTTATCTTTCCAGCCTTTTAGCTTGCCCAATAATTCGGCATTGAATTCGGTCTTAGACCGTTTGGCCCAATCCTTAATACTCTTGCCAGCATCTTTAAGACCCTTGTTTAGCTTGGTGTTGTTCGTTGAAAGTGTTAGGGAAGCATCGCCTAGAGAGTTAGCCATGAATTATTTAAGCTTATTATTTTGATTTGCCCAAGCTGTCAGCACCTTAACGGTATCGCTCCACGGTCGGACTTCTTGGGTAGGTCCGTACTCTGGCAAGAAGTCGGATAGCTCGCCTTTGTAGTTCTTGCCAGAGTTGACCATGCAATTAACGTGTGCGAGCATTGCGGCCCGCCAATCCGCTCGGCCTTCGTCCCACGGATCGAGGCCATAAAAGGCTTGCCACAATGGTACTTCCCATTGTGGCAACGTTTGGCGTAGCTCGTGGAGAGTACGACCTAGCTTGAGGGCAAGACCCATTTCCCATTTAAGGTAAGGGTCAGACCTTAGTTTTTTTTTGCGTCTTCATCAGCATCCTCGTTAAGACCATTGGCTTCTAGGATTGCTTCGCTGATGCGTTCAATCGCTTTGGGCGAACGACTTTCAAAGAATGGAACGTCCTCCATCGTAAACAATGGTTCGCCTTGCTCGTCGTGAAGGGACGAAACGAGCATCTGAAAAATGTTCGTTTCATTCCCGTCTGCAAACTTGCGAGCATCGCCCACGCTCAATGACTTAATGAAAACGGTCTCACCCCATTCGGGAACCTCAAGAGGCGTTAACGTAAAGTCTTTAACTGCTAATAATCTATCTCGTAAACAAGCCATATTTTACCTTTCGCTTAGGACACTTCGCCTAATGTTACCTTGCCAGTTATTTTGACATCGACGGACACTTTCGCTACGCCTTCTGCTTCCCATGTTGGCCCACTGATTTTCTCAATGAAGCCACTAAAGGAAAAGGTCTGCGAATCTTCGGAACCGTCCGGCTCTGTAATCTTAAAGTTCTTGATTGCTCGGACTAAAGAAAATAGCGTCGTCATGTTCGCACGAACGAAGTAAATTTCAAAGTTAACCGAACCGTAATCGACGAGGCCCGGAATGAATTGTTTCGCTGCGTCTGCTGCGTTGATCGGTGTCGATTCAACGCTCGTTATTGAAATGTCCGGTAATTTAATTGTGACGTAATCGCCTAGGACAGTCCACACGCTAGGCCCGGTTGCTGATTCGTATTGAAGATT